TAAGTGTTTGATTTTTACTTAAATCAAAAGCAAAAGTTTTTATAGTAGGATTTTCTTTGTAAAACTGGGAGAGCGAGAACACTGCTGTTGCATTGTTTTTTGTTCCTGTTAGGTTTATATCAAATAGACTGTGTCCAATACTATTCCATTCAACTCCTTTAATTGTGAAAGGGGTATTGATAGAATGATCTTTGTACCATTCCGTTCTTGTGTCAAAATTGATGTAGTCTCCTAATCCTTTATTGTGCCAAAAGTCGTGATGTAATTTGATTCCGTGGTAGTAATCAAGAGGTTCAGTAGCAAATGTAAAAGAAGTATCGCCCGTGAGTTCTTTGGTAGCCGTGTTGAGTACCATATTGAGTACGGGTTTGTCGTTGGGTTTAGGTTTAGGGGTCGCTTTATCGATACGACGTAAAGTAATAACTGCCTCTTTTCGCTCTGTGGGGAGGTCTATTTCTGTAATTTTACCACTCTTCTCTTCGGTAGCAATTACGCCAAATGTAACCTTTATCTGTATATTTTCGTTTTCTGGTAACTTATTAAAGTTGTTGTAATGTAGGCGCAAATTGTGTTTGAGCCCCTTTAAATTATCTAACTCTTGTCCATCAGGAGCGAGAAGCTCTACATAATCATTAGGAGCTATACGCGCATAGTTGCGAAATCCTTTATACTTCTTATAAATTGTAAGTAGATTCAATTCAGGAAATTGTACAGTAAGAATTTCGGTAGAAGGGATAGGTTGGGAGGGGTGCCATTCCTTCAGAATAGACGCTGGAGAAACCTCCCAGTCGAGGATGGGTTTTTCAACAGGGTAACATATTTTACTGTATAAAAATCCTCCCTGTGAGGTACTTCCTACTCGGGTGGTGTAGCATTCTTCTGATGTATAGGTTCTAATAGGCATAACATTTGTATTTTATCAATTTTTTATATAGGTCTATTTCAAATTGCTCATTAGGTTGCCAAAACTCAATAGCAATAATCTTTGTAAAGAGAATCACGCGCTCTGGACGTATCTCTATTCTGTCATCAGGAAATAGCAAAGGTAATTGATGTTCTAAAAAACGGTGAACTTGCCAATTTTCTACGATTAAGTCGATATCCTTAGCCAGGTAGTTCTCGGAATATACCCCTTGCATTACCTTGGCAACTGAACCACATATCACGGGCAACTGCTCATCAGAGAACTCATTGAGCACGGCACTGTAGATAGTGTCGAGATAGGCATTTAGGCGATTGTCCTTAAATATATTTAAATCGGTAAATGTGGTATACATTAGATAGCAATAGTTGTGATTTCTACTTGGTAGTGCTCTTTATCGAGCACAGTTTTGTTAATACTCTTGATAAGCATTCGTTGCTTGTAAGCGAGAATGGTATCACGCAAAGCGATATGTCTAAACCGGTTCTTATTGCATACGAAGCTCCAAGTATATTCAGTAGCAGCAATACGCATCTTATACCATTCTTTCCAATATTCTGCTACTAATGGAGGCGTAAGTGACTTGCGAAACCCTCCGTTATTTCCGTCATACCAAATAAGTCCTATCGTAGCTTCGCCACTCTTGCGTGCAATAGGGGCATAATTTCCCTTGAACATCACACGAGGTAGGCAGTATCCTCCTATCTGTACTTCGGTAACATCAGTGAGCTTACTTGCTTCTTGTGGACTGAGCACTTGGTAACTGTTATCAGTTACCTGTACAATAGGCAACTGATAGGCTTTGTCGTCCATTTCTGGGAACTTGATAAGGTAAGACTGCTTGGTTAGGAAGTTTTTCTTAGGCTCTCGTACTTCCCAAGAGCGAAAGTCTTTAGCAAGTGAGCGTTCTTCTAAGCGAATACGATTCATATAGAGCTTATTGCCCTCAATGGTCATATCGTAGTTCTTCCAATTCTTAATAGTCTTAACAAGTTCGCCAAATGTAACGTCGGGCACAGCGCGCTTTAGGTCTACAATGTTAGGGTTGATAACCTGTTCAATCACATTGCCATCCTCACTATGTTGTGCCACAATGTTCAAGTTCATTGTCAGCTGTGGCTGTGGAGTACCTTCTATTTCCAAAGCGAGGGTTTGCAAAGTGGTATCAATAGAGAGGAGTTGAGTAAAACTCAGCGTATCGCTACGTTCAAAATTAAACTCACGAATTACCACGTTATCCAATTTCAATCGCAAAACAGCTGTACCGCTGATATGTTGGTTATCGCACACCAGTCGCCAGGTACCTGCGGTTGGAAACTCATAAGTAGGTGCTACAGCTGTGAGTATGTGTTCTTGTTGTGCAGTAGTGAGGTAGTACGGGATATTGCTGTAGAGCACCTGCTGACTAAAATCTTCATCAGTGAGGATATCGCCTGCCAACTCACAGCCTGCATCGGCAAAGCCTGTTTTAAGCACATAAAGCAGATAAGGCATAGGGTGAATGATATTGTAGCTTCTATTAGGCTCGTTACGAGTAAAACCATCTACACTATTACCAAGGTTGATAAATTGCAAAAAATGCTCCCAACCTTTTTGGCTTGTATCTTTAGGGTATACTACTCGCGGGAAATTGTAATCAACTTCGGGGTATTTTTTAGTACATATCTCTTTGGCGTGATCATATATATCAGGCACACGCTGCCTGAGAAGCGGGAGGTCGCAAAGCTTCTTTTCAAAGTTAGGCAACTGTTCAAAACCTGAATCTATCTGTGCTGATACTAAGTTGCCTTCTACCGATAGTATTTCAAGCGTACCCTTTCGCACTCTCCCATCTATTATGTGATACCCGTCATATTTCTTCTTAAGTCCTGTTGCATTCAAAGCGGTATAATTACCCATACGCATTCTGAGGTCTGCGTTCATTTGAAATTCAAACGGCAACGAATACTGGGTAAAGAAGGTATCTTTAAAGCGCGGGTTCTCCTCTTGGTAGGAGATAGAGATACGCGAAAGGTCCAGCACAAATTGAGAAGTAACAAAGCTATCGGTCATTTCTTTTTAGATAACAGGTAATAGATAACAGGTAATAGCAACAGTAGTAGCCACCAATAACTGAAAAAAATACGGTGTACATCTTTCTGCTTGGTAGTAGTAGTGCTTTGTGTTTTTTGTAAAGTTTCAGATTTTGTCAAAGTGGTTGTCGCACTATTTTTTACAGTTACACTCAGCGTTCCACCCTTAAGGGTGATTTTCTCTACTATCTTTCCATTTACTTCGTGGGTATACTCTAAGGAGGTGTCGGGTCCTACAGTGCTCAACTGATAGCTGAGTAGTGAATGCTGTAAAGAAGCAAACCTTGAGCCCACCGTAGCGAGCTCAGAGGTTTGCGTAGCAACTTTCTCGGCAACAGTCTTCTTAGTGTTACACGAGAGAAAAAACATAAAAAGCAATATGTAAGCAATACGTTTCATTAGCTATTCATTTCTATTGTTTTAATTACACCCTTTAATTTATTAGCATAATTAGGAGCGGTAGCATAGCCCGCCTTTGCTACTTCATCAGCAAACTTGTAGGGGTCGCTTCTTACTAACAATGCCTTTTCGTATCGTTTGTTTTTGAAAAAGAACTGCGCGTGGTCTGTAAAGCATTCTTCGGGCGTGTCGTACTTTCTGAACCAGTCTTTCACTTCATACTTGTATTTACCATTAGGTAATTCATATATAGACATCACTTGCGGAAACTTATATCCTAAGTTTGGAGCATTAAGTACTTCAGTAGTTTTAAACAATTGTTTATTATTAGCGGGTGTGTCTTTGGCGGCTTTTATGCCGAAAAAATTATTACCAACGCCACGTTCTCCCCAACCACTCTCTAATGCAGCTTGTGCTAATGTGAAGAAGTGCGAAATACCTGTTTTGCGCTCGGTTTCAAGAGCAAAGGGTTTGTATTTTTTTATAAATTCTTTTGGTGTCATTGTTTTTTATTATTAGAGGTTTGCGAGTTTTCGAGTGATTCTGACGGTTCAGACTTTTCAGTCATATAATTGGAAATAGTTTTAGCAACTTCTTCTAAGTTTTCGCGATTGATAAATACTTGCTGAATTGCTTGTCCTGCTCTATCTAACCGCACTTTATCTTCGGCTTTTTCGCGTATAGATTTGATTTCGATAGCGCAGAGCACTAACGCCATAAAGAAAGTGACGAATGGAAAAAGCCACAACGACGTTTGATAATAAATTTCTAAATACCAAGAGAGTAACCCATAAATACTATCAACAATACTACAAGCGATGAGCAGGTTGTAATACTGCGCCATCTTGGCAATGGTACGCCTATAACCGTAAGAGGTTCGTGTCTCGCCATTACGTTTAGCCTTACGTAAGCCACTCCAGAGGTCAGCGAATATCATAAGGAGTACAAGAATATAAATACCGAGTAATATCCAAAGAATTACAAATATTTTTTCCATTTAGTTTACTTTTTAACTATTTTTAGAGTTACTATTTCCTTTTTTTTGTATAGTTTACTTACTTTAGTTGAGCCATTTTTTCCATTAATTGTAGAATCTCCGTTAACATACACCATTTGTTTTCCATTACACAAATTCAATAAAATAGCAAACTAAAAACAATGCTATAAATATTATATTCGACAACAAACACCATATACTATTTGTTTTAACATCAATTTGTTGTTGTATATTATAATATCGATTAAACTGCCATCTTTGAACATCATCAAAATACTTTCTATCATTTTCTGTTAATGGAAACAATTGAAAGTAAGCAAATCCAAAAAATACAGCTATTGCTATTAAACACACCATTATACATAATAAAACATATAATTCGCTTAATAAACACATTCCTGCTAATATAAATAAAGGAAAAATAATATTAGCACCACGAGTCCAGTTATAAGTTGAACCAAAAACACGCACTATATAATCAAGTGCAAAAAATTTAATTACCAATTTTCTCATATTTGTCGTTTCTAAAAATTTAAAATATTAAGCATTTGAAACATATAATAAAAAATAATTATTTAACATCCAAGCTGAGAGTTTTGTTTGCTCATTTTGTTTCATAAAATTAAATCTTATATATTTATTATCCAAATGATATTGTATTAACGAACTATCTAAAAGTTCATTGTTTAGCCTTGAACTTGTTGAATTTTTATCAAAAACTTGACCTGAATTTATAACTCTATCTGATGAAAATTCAATATATTCAATATGTTTATCGTAATATCTTAACCATCTATGCATCTCAATAGCAGTAAGATTAAAATTAAAAACAGTCCGATAATTATCAAGTTGTATTGTGGTTACATCAACACTTTCCCAACCACTATCAACAAAAAACATTGTCATTTTATTGCAAAATTTAAAATCCCATATATACTGATGATTTATATTATTTTGTATTATCACATATCCAGTTTGATTATTACTTTGTCTGTGTGGAAATACATTTGGTAATTGTTCAAAAGTTAGATTAATAGTATTTTGTTTTATATCATCAATTACTTTACTACTTATTTTAACAACCTTCAACGTGTCAGTTTGCCCCTCTATTATAGAATAACCTTTTAACCACCTATTCTCAATAATATTAGATTTGACACTTTCTTCTTTGTCTAATTCGAAACCAGCAAAACCACCTACCAACAATTCATTATATAATTGTTTATATAAATCATCTGCATTTTTATCAATAAAAAACTTATAAGTATTTTGTTCAATTACTTTAAACCTTAATCCATATTCTCCGTTTTTACCAAAAGTAAGAGGAAATTGATTACCTTCTTTATTTATAAGCAAAGTTATATATTCAAAATCTTGTAAATCAACAGATAGGTTATTTATTTTTAAAACAACGCCTTTATTACTATACCCCCAATCAAAAAATTGTATACTATTCATTTTCTGTTTGTTCTAATAATTCAAGCCGACGTATTAATACACAGCTTTTTAATTTTTAAATATTTCTAATATCAATGTAACAATCGTTATCATATATACTTACTACTGCTGTACTGCCCTTTTTGCCGTTAAAAGTGTTATCACCAGTATAGATAATATTTTTGCTCTCACAAGTAAAAGTTACCACCCCTTCGTTAAATACTTTACGGAAAGAAGACGAACCTAAGTCACCTAACCCCTTTACATCAATATTAGCATTAGCAGTGACAAAAAATATTAAATTTCGATGATTTTTATTTAATGAAACATTCCCAGTGATTAGAGAACCTACTTTTATTAAATCTTCGTATAGGGCAAAATCCTCAGGTGCAGGTGTCCAATCAGTAGCTTTATTACCTTTTTCAAGTTTAACTAATTCAAAATCACACAATTTATTTAACACTGTTGTATGAAAGCGCAATATCTTATAATTTTCTTTTGCTATAAAAGGTGTTCCTTTAGATATTTCTTGAGCATTATCCCAACTATTACTACTACTCCACAATATGGATAACATTCTTTCACCATAATTTTTATAGTTTAATACATAAGCTTCTCCTACTTCTAAGTTTATTGATAACTCATAATCAACAATCCAACCTGAATTTGTAGGTGTTATTTTTTTTCTTTCTTTTGAATTCAATACATAATTCCTACCCCCAACTATAATTCTTTTATTTTCTAATTCTGACAATTCCTTTTCTTCACCTCCACCTAATAACACTTTTTCATTAGAAGAATTTTTCTTTATAAAATTATTAGAAGTCACATCTCCATTTACCACCCCACCAGTTAAAGGTAAATAATTTAAATTTGGTTTTCCTTCAATATCTCCCCACGAATGTTTATGAATCTTATTAGCTTTCTCCGCTAAGGCATCTGTAAGCCCCGCAATATTACTAATACCCAGCGTACTGAGTATTTTCTTATTCTGTTTTATATATGCAACAATTTCCTGTAGTTGGTCAAGGTCGGTATCGTCACTTTGCAAAATAGCATTGATTCCATCTATAAGCTTCTTGAGGTCTTGTGCCGTACCACTGTACCCACCACTTTGTAACGCGCTACTGATCTTCTTGCGTTCATCTTCAGGTAATATCACGGGTACATTTTGGTTGAATACCAAACGCTGTAGGGCTTCTTTGGCAGCAGTAGGGTTGTCATATACCACACCATCAATCTCTACCTCACTCACCAAGGCTTCGAGGATAGAGAAGTTAACATCGGAGGCTGAACGCACCACCAGGCGATCGTTATCTACTTGAGCGGTGAAGTTGCGAAGCACGAGTATACCATTGTACTCGAATACGTATTCTTGTAATTCTCCTGTAAGAGGATTTATTTTGTATTTTGGCTCCATTTGTTTAGGCTACTTATTATGGTGCAAAGGTAAATTACTCTTTATTTAATAAAAAGGACAAAAAAAAGACCCTGCTAAGGCAAGGTCTTACGGTACATTTTCCAAAGGTAGGTCTCTTCTTCTCTCTCCTGCACGAGCTCTATGGTAAAGCCCAATTCAGTGAGAGCTTCGTATACGTCGTGCTGATCTATAGGCTCAGTAGGCAATACCCCCAGAGCCATTTTCAGCACCTGCAGGGTGCTCTTGTACACCTGCTCACTATGTTCCTCCTCTTGCGGACTGTAATATTGCAGGAGGAGGGTTTTAAGGATTTCTTTGTAGTCATTCATATTTGTTAATTATTAAAAACCGTTATAATCGTTGTAAAAAGCCTCTATTTGTTCTTTTTCACGTAATACAATGAACGACATCGTAAGCATAAATGAAAGTAAATCGCGTATCGTTTCTTTCTCATCTATGCTATTGATGATATTTGGGTCTTCGGTAGAGCGGATAATAGTAAAGAGCTCTTCTTGCTTTTCATCAAAAACTTCAAATAAGCAAGATACTTTATATGTCCAATCTGATAATTTTTTGCCAAACTCAGGGCTCAAGGCACGGGGCATTTTTTTATTATCTGTTTTCATAATTACTTGTTTAAGTGTTTGTTGATAATTAAGCTGTTGATAGCTTCGGTAAGGGTAGGGGCGGAGCTTTCTACCTTTTTATCGAAGAAAGTGAAGTGCAGATACCATACGCCTTTGCTGAAGCGCATTCTAAAAGACCCGCCGGCGTCTTCAGCTAAAGCCATAAGCTCAAGTTCGGGGTTTTCGGTACGTTTGATTTTCCTAAACGCTTTTTGTGAGAGGGTTTTAAGTTTTTCCTCTTGCCAACGTTGTTTTACGAGCTCGCGGAAGCGACGGCGCGCTACCTTTTGGCATTCTTTTTCTTCTGTGGTTAAAAATTCTTGTTTCGACATAATATATAAAAATTAAAAATCCGTGAATAGGCGTTGTCGAAACAAGTGCTGGAAAGCAGATTGCTGTATAGCATTACGGCTATACGACACCTTCACGGATTATATTGTAAAAAAAATATGGATTTGCTGGGTTTTACGCCAACACTTATTTCGACGGTGCAAAGGTACGAATAAAAAAATAACCTGCAAAAAACTTGCAGGTTATTTTTTGAAAAAAGTTATTTTTTTATTCTTTTTTAAGTTTACTATATAAGTAAAAAACACTCAAGAAAACTTTTATTTCAGAAGATTTTAGTTTTCCGTTAGAAGTGTATTTTCCTCTTAATTGATATTCTATGTCTTTTCCAGACTGAAAAGCTTTATAAAAAAATGTGTATAGAGAATTATCAACTCTAAAGTCAGCGGTTTCATAAACACTATCTGGACCACCTATTTTTCGATCTACATCAAGATCTTTAATCTCAAATGTTTCATCGTTACACAAAAAAATGATTTTATCAAAAAAAATCCAATTGTTCCCATAGTATTTCATTACGATTCTCATTGATAAGAGATTATCGGCAGTGATAACTAAATAAGGGTAATCTCTTCCTTCTAACTTATGATGAATAAATGTTACTTTTCTGAATTTATCCTCTTTGACTTTAAAACCTTTTAAATCATCTTGAGATAGTTCAGAAAGAGGTATAGAATAAACAAGTTCTTTTGTTAAATTGTTTAATTGTTGAAGTTTAGTAATAGAAAGATTACCTAATCTCTTAGTTTCTTCAAATTGAGAATTTTCGGTAATTTTTTTCATTTCTACTAATACAGAATCTTTAACACTTTGTTTTGAACTATTGAGAGACAACCTTAAAAGTTCACTTAACTTGTTAATTTCATCGTTTTGAGTTTGTGCATTGACTGAAAATATAGTCATTAATGCAGTGCAGATAATTAAAAACTTTTTCATATTGAATTATTTTTATTTTGTTATAGAACTCTTTTATAAGAAACCAAATACAAAATTACTAATAATATTTTTCTTCTACAAATTTTTATTCACTTTCTTTCACTAAATATAAGTTTATTTTTTCCTCTGAAAGCTCTTCTCCATTACAAATAACTTTAAAACCTAAATTATTTGTCTTCATATAGGTTATCCAACGGCGTACAATTACATCCATATATTGAGGGTCAAACTCTATTCCTCTACACGTTCTCCAATTCATCTCACAAGCTATTAGGGTAGAGCCTGAACCAAGGAATAAATCTCCTACAATATCTTTTTGTTGTGAACTATTTTTAATAAGATAACCAATAAGCTCAATAGGTTTCATCGTAGGGTGATCAGCATTTCTTTTAGGTCTGTCAAACTCGAGAACAGAAGACTGTTTTCTATCGGTATACCAAGGGTGTTTACCTTCTGATTGCCAACCATAGAGAATTGGCTGATGTTCTTTTATTTGTTCTACATCTTCAATTTCACCAACCAATATAGGTTCGTGTTTCATATGATAGTCTAACCGACCTAATACGAATTGATTTTTCACCCAAATTAGTACGTTTGAAATCTTATAACCTGCTTTTTGCATTGCTGTTCTAAAATTTACCGCTTCGGAATCTGAGTAAAAGATATAGGTAGGGCAGCCAATCATTGAGTGATTAAATGTGTGTTGATAAAAATCATAAAGAAACTCAAAAAATGCCCCATCGCTCATTTTGTCATTTTTAATTTTCAGTTTATCTTTAGTTCCTCCTTCGTAATTTACATTATAAGGAGGGTCCGTTACTATTAATTTAAAAATTTCATCTCCCAGCAGTTTTTTGTAGGTTTTTTCTTTAGTTGAATCACCGCAGATAACCTTATGTGTAATTCCCTTCTGCGTTGAAACCAATTCAAAAATATCACCTTCCTTAGATTGAATGTTTTTAGGGGGTATAACATCTACCTCTTCTTCTACTTCTATCCTCACAGCGTTTTCTGATTGAATAAACTCATCAAATGAAGTGATGTCAAAACCTATTTCTGCAAGGTTAATATTAGAGAAGAATTCAGATATTTTTTCATAATCAAATTCACCATTTAAGATATTTGAACGAAGGTTGTATTCCTTGAATTCTTCTTCTGTAAGTTTTCTATTTGGAATGCGAACATCTATGATTTCTTCACCTCTACCTAATTCAAATAGTATCACAACCCGTTGATGTCCACCTATAAGGGTGTTGTCAATGTCTATTACAGGAATTTCTACCAAGTTGAATTTTTCCAATGATTGCCTAAGACGTTCTTTATCTATATCAGATATTTTTCGGGGATTGTATTCGTAAGGGACAAGTTCCGAAACTTTTCTTTGAACAGTGTACCATTCTAAGGGTGCTAATAATTCATTCATAGTTAAAAATTTATTGTTAATACTTCTTGTCTTTTTTTGTTTTTAGTATGACTACTCCCTAAGTGTAACAATACTTTATGTTGTTTCCAACCAAACTCATTAACATACTTTTCCAGCTCTTCATTCTGATAGGAACTCAAGATAAATTTTCCTTTAATCTGTGATAAGGTATTAAGAAGTTCATTAAAATGCTCTTGAGTATATCCACCGTAATGTCCTTGATTTGCTCCTATATAAGGAGGGTCTATATAGTGAAAGGTATTGGGAGAGTCTCTCTTCTGAATTACCTCACAAGCATCGTTATTTTCTAATTGTACATTCTGTAATCGCTGAGAATATACATCGGTAAATTTTTCTATTTTATTATTCAAAAGTTTTACACTCTTTGAATTAGAAGTAATACGGCAATTCATTACCTGATTTGAAAAACCAAAGTTTGTAGAAAACCAAAATGCCCACGCTCTTTGTATCTCTGAAAATAAGTGAGGAGTGTTGTAAATCACCAAAGCAGATTTATAAGCATCACGACTGATAACAGTATTTTCTACCAACAATTTTAACTTTTGAAAATCATTTTTCAATACCTTATAAAAGTTGTATACATTAGCATTAAAGTCATTGATTATTTCCGTTTTTACCTGTTCTTTAGCCCAAAAAACAGCTCCTCCCCCAAAAAATGATTCTGTATAAATTTCGTGCTTGGGAATCAAAGGCAAAATGTAAGGAAGCATTGTTTGCTTACCCCCGTAATAACTTATAGGTGTTCTTTGCCAAATTTTTGATATAGATTTCATTAATTTATTTTTTTAATTTGAATTAATTTTGTAATTTTGCAACTCCTACATCTAAGATAAGAACAAAAATAGCCAGCAGGCGGAAAGACCTAAGTCCTCCGTTGCCTGTTGGCTTATTATTTAAAAGATGTAGGAGTTTTTTATTTAATAACGGAGGACTTTTTTAATTTTCCTCCTTTGGTTTTACCTCATATTTTTTGCTCTTATTTTGGCTTTTTTCCTAAGGGACAACTTTCGAAACTTTTTTTTCAATTTTTTTTACTAAAAGCTTTATTTGCTCCAATTCTTCTGTTTTTCTCAATATTTTTTCCTGCAAAATAAAGTTATTTTCCTCTGCCTGTGCGGCTCGCACCCACCTCTTTAGGCTCTTCTCGCGTGATACGATGTTACTGCGTAGGGTGTGCAGGCGTTGCACAAGTTGTACAGGAGAAAGGTGCTGTAGTTTATTTGGCAAACCTCCTTCTGTCTCATCCAAAGGGGAAACAGAGGTAAGTATACGCTTATACTTCGTCCAGTGGTTGAGTACGGCATCGCAAGTGTCCATTTCTTCAAAGAGTTGCCACAGCTGTTGTTGCAAGTTGCGAGCTTTTTCTTCCTCCTTGGCGGGCAAGGCGTTGAGAGCGAGCTTGAGCGAACAGGCTTTGAGCCAATGATTCTTCTTAGCTAAGTAGATAGGGTGTAACGTTGGTGGAAAATCAGCAATCAGAGGAACTGTATCTTCTTTTGGTTTAGACTTATTTGTATGATTTTCCTTAATATCTTCTAATTTGCTAATTCCCGAATTTGCTAATTTGCTCATCTCCCTTCTCAGTTTTGACTCATTCTCGAGGGAGTAAATGCGAGAAACGCCTTGAAGATTGCCTCCAAGGCGTTCAAAATCGCTGAGTAAACGCTTGTATTGTTCGCGGTAATTAATCACGTTTTTCTTTTTGCACAGGCGAATTGCTATTCGCTTCTACTTTCTTTAATGTCAACGCTTTCTCCAAGATAGGTACATCGGGCGGATATTGTGCTTTCTTCTTTTCGATGAGTTTTTGCAAGGTGTCAGTGCTGGCATTCTTTAACAGTTCGGCAGCAGCTTCTTCTAAGGCTAAGTATGGGAAACCTGTAAGGTAAAGACTCATTGCATTGTAAGGTATTCTGCTTAAGTCGATTACTTGCAAGCCTCCTCCTAACTCTCTATCTTGGGTATAGTAAGCCTTACCGTCAGGGAGCAAACTTTTAAAATATTTATCTACTCCCTTTTTTGTTTCTCCTAAACTGCCTGTGCTATTCGCATTAGGCTTCTGCGATAACTCCTGCATACTTGTACAATTTAGAGTTACATATCAGCTTGAGGGTAATACCGCTGTCGTCTTCTGCTTTTTTACCAGTAGTAGCCTCAGCACTTTCCATAAAAGCACCATTGATTTTAGTGCCAATTACCCATAGTGTGCCTTGAGCGTCTGGAACAACAAAAGTCATCGGCACATTTTTGTAGCGACTGATGAAATCGAGTGGCTCAGCATTGAAGCGTGGTATTTTAAACTCAAATTCTATCTTCGCTTTCTTATTACCTGCATTACCTACAAGAGTAGTTTTGAGCTCGCCTTCGTCAATTTGCACGTCAATTCCCTTCCACTTTTTATCAGTAAGCAAAGTGAAATTGCCGTCTTCAATGGTGTTGGCTTTGCCGAGTTCGCCCGTATTGGCAGGCAAGACGCATTTATCGAGGAATGCCGTAGGGGCGTAGAAAACACGGGTACTGATACCTCCGCTCACTTCATCGTTAGGACAAGCGTCGAGGCTTTCGTGGGGAACGTTATCAAAACAATTTTTTGCCATTTTTTTAGATTTTAAAGTTTAACAATTAGAGGCGAGCGACCGCCAATGAGTTGGAGGAGTAGCTCCTCATCTTTAGTAATTTCTTCTTGAGAGATGTTTTCGCCACCAATAAGAAGTACTTGAGGCGCATCATCAGCGAATTGATACTGATTGCCACGAAATTCAAATTGAATTCCTTTTTGTAGGGGTTCCCTCTTAGGCTCTTCAGTAACTTGTGCAGTAAGAGCTTCTTCTCGCTCGTCGAGTTGTGATTCACGCTCAGTGAGTCGTAATTCGCGCTCTGTAAGACGTGACTCGTATTCATTAAGAAATTCTTCGCGTGCGTTAAGAGCTTGTTCTTTCTCGTTGTCAATATTAGGCGAATTGTCATTCGCCATTACGGGGGTTTCTTTTTCTTTTGCCATAATAGTTAATTTTGAAAATTTTGAGAATTAGAAAATTAGCAAATTTACTCATCTGCTAATTTTCTAATTAATTACGCTTCCAATCCTTTTTCTTCAGGATAGTACAACTCATTGAGGTCTTTGTTATTCAAGCCTCGCTTCTTAGTACCATCTGGTGTGTACACATAAGTAAGCTCATTGATAGCAAAGTCATACCCTAAGGTAAATTCACCCAAAATGTTCAAGATACGTTTATCTACTTGTACATCGGTGATAGTTGCAGGATTGTCGATAATATCAACCATCTTTACAAAACCATTTTCAACTGTTGATACAATTGTACCGTCTTTGAGGTTAGGGATAGCCACGATTTGGCGTTTGCCCAAGCGTGTTTTGAGCGCATTGTCTTGGAACTTGTTTTGCCCAAACTTGTCTTCGTAGGCAATTTGGTAGTTCTCGGCATCATTCACACTCATAAAGATTTTTGTCACTTGGTTTTTGGCTACCGCAGGCAAACCACGCTCGTAAGCGGTTACTACATCGATGATGTTAGTGCTGGTAATCGCATCGGCAGGAATGAGGAAGTAAGGGTTTTCGGTATTCTTCAATCCTTTAGCGATGATTTCGTTAAGCCCGTCCATAGAAGTGCCAAACTCAGGGGTGGCAAGTCCTATCTTAGAAGCATCGTACTTACCAGTAACCGACAAAATGTTTACATCGGAGATGATTTTTTTCAAAAGCAAATCAATAGCGTGTTTAGAGATTGATTTATCTTTTAAATTCTTACCTTCGTCGTACATTTCCTCAAGCACTGTACCGAGTATTTCGGCAGGATCGAGTTCAAAATCCACTTTTTGATGAAAGTTTTTCATTATTTTTTTGCGGAATTGCAATTCGCCGTAGGGAGTCCACTTTTTAGAATTGAAACCCTGTACTACGTGCCCTATGAGAGAATGCAACGATACGTATTCGCCTCTCACCTTGGTGAGGGTACGAGAGTGTGCGTTGAGCAAAATCTCTTTAGACAATATTGCAACTTGCAATAGTTTAGGCTTGGTGCTGATGTAGCGAAGTAGTTCATTTTTGATTTGATCTACATTCATTGTTTTTTCTTGTGGCATAATGTTAAATTTCGTTTAAAAATTTGTTGTGAGCATCGTTAGGGTCTAAGTACCCGTCAATAAGTCCGTTGTTGTCGGCAGACTCTTTGCCGTCATTCGCTGGGAGAGAATGGGAAGGGCGTTCGTTCAATTCTTTCTGCAACTTTTCAGTCTCGGCAGTAAGTGCCGTTACTTGCGCGGTCAGAGCTTCTTTCTCAGCAGTAAGGGTAGCCTTTTCAGCCGAGAGCGTTTCATTGTCGGATTTGAGAATTGCCATTAGTTGCTCAAGACTCGTATTGTCGGCAGCGTTTTCAGCAGCCTCAAGAGCTGCTTCAATTTTGTCGAGCTGCGATTCTTTAAGTTCAGTAAAGTGTTCGCCCCCTAAGAGAGGTTTCTTAAGGTCGAGACTTGTAAGAGCCAATAGGGCAGTGATCTTTGAGTGTTTCATTTTTTTAATTCTTAATTTATTAATTGACGAATGATTTCGTCGAGAGTCATTATTTCATCTATAAGTCCGAGTTCTTTGGCTTTCTCAGGCATATATACATCACCTTTGAATACTGCTTCATTTACTTCGGTTCGAAAAGCTCTAACATCGCTCAAAAAACGGGCATTAAAGTCAGATAAGTTTTGTAATACATCTTTGTCATCGCCTGCTTTAAGGGCACGCCAAGCTTTGTTTTTCTCCGTGCTTTCGGGAGCGTAGAGTTCGTAAATTTTTGCACCATACTTTTCTAAGAGAGGGGCAAAATCTTGCGCACTAAGCATTGTGCCTATGCTACCAATACACTCGGCAAATGGCGCAGCTACTACCTTGTCGCACGCACTGCCAATCCAATAGGCTGCACTGCACATATACCCGCCTGTATAGGCAATGGTAGGCTTCTGCATAGAGCGAATGGTGTGAGCAAGCTCCTGAGTACCGCTCACCATACCGCCCCCGCTATCGATATCTAAAACGATAGCGGTTACGGAAGGATGAGAATCTAAAGATTTTAAGAGATAACTAATATATTGAGTGCCGATGTAGCCGTAGGAGGTGTATTTAACAATGGGAGTTTTTAAATCTACAATCACGGGGAAAAACTTGCGCCCATACTGTAGTGAGGCATTACGCTCCTGAAAATCCCATTGATAGACTTCCTCATACCAATGAGAGCTCTCAAAGCCTCCCTTGCGGAAGGCTAAGAGGAGCTCGGGGAGCTTCTGAACTAAATAATTATGATTAATAGAAAAGAACATATTTAGATAACAGATTTACGAGGCAAAATTATTTCAATGGAGGCATAAAGAAAAGGACACGGAACTTCTCGGTAACCTTGCTGATATTTGGAAAAATAATGGTTTGCCCTGTAAGGGTTACTACATAGGTGTCGGCTCCTTTGCCATTGTCGGTAATATTGTCGTCTACGGTGAGGGTAAAGGGTTCTCGGGCGTTACCTACTATCAGCATTTCTTGTTGAGAGACGAGTGCTACTACATACTTGCGTTGTTTGTGAAAGCTGATAATCTTCTTGCGTGTTTCTTTAGATAAGTCATAGATAGGTAATGACACCTGTACATCGAAATAATCGTTGTGATTTTGTTGCTTGATACTCACCTTACGGTTGTAAGGAGAGGGGTTATGCAAGTCGATACGCAACAAATAGCTGTTCACATCGGGGGTGAGCGCACGAAGGTTCTGATTGAAGCTGAAAGAAGCAGCATCAAAGAGAAGCACGTGTGAGATTTCTCGAGTAAAGGGTTCGGGAATATTACAGATATCTATCATAATTAACAGATTATACTGCAAAAGTAGGCGGTTAATGAAAAGTGTGAAAGGACTTTTTTAGGTAAGAGAAAAGAAGTAAGAGGTAATAGGAGGCGTTGTATAATAGTGAAATGCGAGGTATAGGCAGTATGTTGTCTGTATGTGAGCAGTAGTAGCGCTTGTAGGGAAGTATGAGGTAAAGATTTAATGAAGTGAAAAGCAGAAAATAAAAGGTAAAACATTGAAAAACAACATTTTACCTTTTATCCTTTATTAATTATTCATTAAGGGACAACTTTCGAATTTTTTTTATTATAATTTTTCTATATTTCTCAGTTTTTCGAGATAGAAATCACGAATTCGTTGAAAATCTTGCTCAGTAAACTTGTTGTCTCGCAAGCGCAACCGCTTGTGCGTCGCAGTCGATACGCCCTTCTGTATCGCACGTGCTACCTTGCTATCGGATATCTCCAACAGCTGAATGATGTATATTACTTTCTCGTGTGCTGTCATAATTATTCTTGTGTTATCATATTAGTATTATACCATTCCCACGCTTCATCTAAGAATTGTGTTTCAGAAATAGCAGGGGCTAATTCCCCTCCTGTTACTATTACGTTATTCTGAATTATTATGAGTTTGAACTTCTCATATTCATTGAATACATATAACTTCTGAGGCTTATCCTTTAACTCTCTGTTAAGAACTATCTGCTGTGTACGCTCTCTAATTACCAATATCAGAGATAAGTAGAGAGGTGAGTAGATAAAGTGAAATTTATTAGGTAAATGCTCAGGCTCGGGCTGTAATGCCAATAAAAACTTTGGCATTTTGAATTCAAAAAGTTTGTTATTATCCATATTATTTTGTATCTTTGCACCCTCATTTCTAAGGGTTGTTTAAATCGTTAGAATTGTTTTAATTTTACAAGTAAGCCCCTAACACTACATTAGGGGCTTTTAATTTATCTAATAAAGCAATACTTAGGCAAGAAATTGCGACTGCCCCCTACTTTGAATTTACTAACCATTTCGCCATAATAGTTAATAGGTTCATCAAGGCTAATTGTGGTAACATTGCGCCCATTGTAATCGTATTGGTGCGCACTGTAACCTACTGACATATTGGGTAATCGCCATACCCCCCAATTCATAGAGTTAAGGTATTTCAATATTCTTCTGAGGTTATCTACATTAGCCTTGAATACTTTACCTTCTTTAATTTCATTTTCGAGAGTGCGAAAATCAGCTTCTAAATCTTGCTCTTCTTTCTCATTCTGAATTTTCTTTGCTTCGTGTTTTCTCTTGCAAAAATTGCAGAATTTAGTGTACGCTTCATTCAGATTTTCATTGGTAATTTCACCATCTACATCAATGAATGTTAAAAAGTATGGTTTTTCGGTGAAATTTTGTTCCTCTACCTTTTCATAAGGCACTTCATTAACTTGTGGGTAACCTTGCTCTTTCTTTTTGAAAGTAACATTACCTGCTACAATATAGGTGTAGCGCTTTGTGGTGTAAAATTCTATTTTCATCGTTCTAAATGTTTTAAACGTTAATACTTATTTTAAATTTACAAATTCGGTTGCACTCTCTAATGTGAATTTTTTAGAATAAAATTCTTTTGAGTATTTTTTGTTTTTCTTTACGAAAGCGTAATAATCTTTCAAAAGTTTTTTGCTTGATTTCACAAAGTCTAACACTTCTTGACTTGCTTCTTTGTTAGCGTTAAGTTTAGCTTTACTTGCTGCTGCTTTGGCTTCTGCTCTTCTTTCTTCAACTTCTAATTCTGCTTGTAACTTAGCAACGTATTCAGCATTCTTCTGTAATTCGTAAGCAATTACCCACATTTGCTTTTCGGAAAAAAAATCTCTTAAATTTTCAGAAATAATTTTGTGAGCTAATGATGATGTAGGTAAGTATGCCATTAATTTACTTCTGAAAGAATTAGCAACTTGGCGATTCATCTCTTCTACAAAACTACCAATAGAGCTGACAGTTGATACACTTGGGTTGATGTAAGATACTTGGTTGTAGATGTCTTTAACTGTAACTTTCATTTTCTTTGAGTTTTTAATGTTAATAATTGTTCTTATTTTAATTTTACGCTGCAAAGATACTGTAAGCGTTTTAATTACGCAAGTATTTTACTTATTTTTTTTATTTTATTTTGTTTAAAATATAACAAAAGTTTGTAAGTGTGTATTTATTAGTTAGTTACAAGATTGTTATTTTTAAAGAAAAAAAGGCAAAAGGTAGTGTTATACCCTTTGCCTTTAAACTTACTTTCATTCTTTACTCTAAAAGTTCCTCTCTATATATTTCTATAAGATCTTTTACGAGTTCTTCGCGGGCTTCTTCGTAAGATTCACTTGTACAAGAATGAAGTTTTACGCCAGATCCAACAGTCTCGAAATAGGAGCTGTACTTAATTTTAGGCTTTTGATTTCTATTTTTAAAATCATAATATATTTCATTCTCTATTCCGTATAAGTATCCACGTTTGCGAAACCAAGCAAAGACCTCAGTCCACGTAGGGAGAGAACACTTGATTTGATGCTTATTGCTATTGTATCCCTCAAGGTCGGGATAACCGTTTTCGTTATTATAACAGTCTACAAGGTTAAGGTGATTATCCCAATAGAAATAACAATATTCATTAAAACCTATTTCTTTGAGTCCTTGGGCTATCTCTAATGTGACAAGCCAAGTGGGGTAATTTTCTTTATTCATTTGTTTTGTGTGTTTTATTTGATTTCTAAATTGTCTATTGTGTATTTCCAATCACAGCAATCTCTTTCTCTTATATTATTGTTCAGCCATTCAAAGGCTTCTTCATACCTTTCGTAAAGTATATAGTACTCATCAGTAAGAGCTATTCCGTTGTTGTATATCTCTTCTAATTGTTCAGCTACCTTTTCAGGTACATCTACATCTAAACCTACGGTGTATGTTACTGTTACAGTTAAATCTGTTAATCTTTTTGTTTTTGCATTCATTGTTTTAATCTTTTTTATAGTTTAATAATTCTGGGTTTTCATATTGGTTTCCGATGACCTTCGCACGTTGCAAACACGAACGCCAAGCCTCTTCGTGAAGATTGTAATACCCATTGATGTTGCCTACATCATTGGCGTCGATACGGCAGAATGCCATACATTCTTCTCGGTACACAATAAGGCTGTAATCTCCATAATCGTGGGCAAGAATGTCGCCCTCATAGACTTCAGTGCCGTTTTTATCGTGTAGTCCTGTAAATTGACTTATAGTTTCGGGGATACATTCAAAACAGCTAAAGCTGTCTAAATTTTCCTCATCAGTAGGAAATAAGTGAGTGAAATCCCAAGAAGGTATTCCATATAACCACTCTTTACCTTTAAAGATGGATAATGCTCTAAATTTGATTGTTCTCATTTGTTAATATTTTTAATCTTTAAATATTACTCGTTTGCCTTTTAGTTTGCTGTCATAAGAGCAGAGAATTTTAGCTAATGTGATTTCGGTATCTTCTACCAAATTAGAAAATTTTTTCCCGTGATTCCCTTTATACCCTTGACACAATATATCCGTTAACACATCTATTTGTGCGTTATTTAATCCTAATGTTATCTTAAGATCATACATACTATTTTCTTTCTCGATTAACTCAATAGAAAATTTACCTAAAATATTTTCTTTTTTTCTCATTTGTTGATATTTTTAGTGTTAATAATCTTACCTAAGTATAGTACGAAGTACTTCTTATTGGGTTCTGCACCCCATTCAGATTTGCCAGTGCCAGAGCGTATAGCTTTTAATTCTATGGTGAAGCGTGGAGCATCACGCGCATAGCCATTGCGAAATACAACACTGTCGTACTCTCTTCCTATAAGACGAAGGTTGTAATACGGTTTGATTTCTCGATACTCTTCTGTTTTCTCGCCTGATAATATCATATCAAACCACTTTTTCTTTATGGTGAGGTGTAGGGTGTTCATTTTAATAATCGTTTTTCTATTTCATTTTTTTTTCGGTTAAAATCCTTGCGAATGGTCTCGTAAGATAGTTCACTTTCAGTAATATTGTAGGCTTGCAAGGAGTTGAGTATACTGGTACGGTAGGGTATACAGTAGTAATGGTTATTTAGCACGGCATTGCGAAATAGTTCTTTCCGAAAATGACTATCCACGAACTTCACGATAAGAGCATTCTTATCGGTAGGTATTATACAACCTCGCTTTTCGTAACAACTCATACTAATGCTAAGCTGATAAGGGTGCAGTGTATCCTTGCGTTCCCTATATTGATATTCTGAGATGTTTGTTTTTCGTTGCAAAATGTTGAGGATATAAATACCCATTTCGTCGTCCGCTTTAGGGGCGTAAGGCTCGCTGTAAAGCGTGCGCATATATTTAATAAGGTAAATAGGTAGTTGTAAGGTAATGTTTATCATATTAATTTTCTAATTTACTAATTATCATTTCGTCGTTGTAGAAATACTCAATTGCAGTATTCTTCTCTACAAAAGTGTCAAGCTCATTGATATCTTTAGGATATATGGTATACAGGTAAGGAGCAAAGTCTTTTAAGTTAAGTGTCTTTGTTGTTTTTGTTACAGGCACATTGCACAATCCTACTAAGTATTGGTGCCAATAAAGAGCAGCAATATAAGCATTACTCTTCTTAAAGTGCGTGATGATAGGCTCAATACAGAGTAGTGGTTTGCTAATAAAACTCTTTTTCTTTCCCTGTGGCTCGCATTGCAATTCTTCATTGTGCAAGAATTTTCCCCATCCGTTATTAGCGTAGGTAATGGTAGCATTTATGCAATGGTATAGTGGTAGATTACTCTTCTGCTCGGGGAATATATCATATAGGTTTTTTATATATTCCAAGAGGTCAAGAGGACTTCCTGCAGGTAGCAATCCACCTACCAAATCATTTTGTCGATAGAGTCCCATTGCTACACAATTGTTTTTGTGCAGATATACTGACTCTACTTTAATATCCGTTAGTATTTTGAAATAGTATTGCATAACTATAAATAACATTTATAATAAATATCTTGTATCAAGATTTTAGCTATCAAAAAAATGCAATTTTATACAAAAGAGGCATTTTTTTTTCCGACATTTCCGACAAAACCTACAAAGATTGTAAAACACTATTTTTCAAATATTTATGTGATATAATAATCATTCTTCTTACAAAATCTCGTAGGATTTTGTAGGAAAACAAAAAAACTTTCCTACACTTTCCGACATTTCCGACATACTTTCCGACAAGATTTTACTACTTAATAAAGTGATTTTAAAACAAATAAATCTTTGTCGGAAATGTCGGAAAAATTTTTAGAGGTTTTTAGCTACAAATTGTGTTTTTTTTTTAAAAAAAATAATCAATAAGGCAAATCGTCTTCGTCTATTATTGCTTCTGGAACATTACTATTATTGTTCTTAGGTTTCCGTATGCGCTGTAATTCTATTTCTGCCATTAACTCTTCTTTGATATTTATCTTGTTTAAGTCTATAACAAAAGCACTCGTATTACAATTAATTTCCATATTTATGCGAGTACTCTTCACTTCATCTCTATAAGCTTCACACTCTTTGATGAGCTTTCGCATTTCGGCTTTTGAAGGTGCAGCTTCGCGGTTCTGTACAAACCATTGCCGCTGAACGATACTGAACACAGTAGTAAAGTTGAATTTTAAGAGCCCACCCTCTTCGCGTATGTTCACATCTATCCTTAGTGTCTCTCCTTGTGTTAAGCGCATACACGATAAGAAGCAATCCCAAAACTTGTTGATAGGTGAATCGGTATCAAGTTTACGGCGTTGATTCTCTACTATCTGTTCAAAATGGTCTATCATATCAGCTTTTCCAAAGGGGAAGAACTGTTGTGCCTCAAAAATATTATATATGGTATGTAATACAGCTAAATTATCGATAATACGCGTAGGTAGGTTTTGCAATTTCTCAAGTTTTCCCAAGGCAATCTTATTCACGCGGTAAGTATCAAGGAAACGTTCTTCAAAGAGGGAACGTTGGTTAATAAACGTGTCGGATATACCAGAAATACCTTTGCGAATAATATCTTTCAGTTTATCGTATTCCTTTTTTTCTGCTTCGCTGAATTCTCTGCTCTCCATCTCTTCCCAAATAAGGCGTGAGATAAGAGCTTCGGCACTGGGGTAATCATTCCCAGTGAGTATGGTAGAGCTGATGATAGGCACTTCGTCTACCGCTACTTTGCTTTCAATAGACCCGCGCTTGTAGCCTCGTCTATCCCATAAACCTTTGATAATACCGTCTACTTGGGGGTTGCCTCGTTTGTATTCCGAGAGTTGCGAAATGCCATTACTGAACTGTGCAAACTCTCGTATCTGCGCTTTGATGGTGGACGCTGCACCCTCCAATTGTATAGCGGTTTGAGGTACTCCTGTAAATGATTGTATAGCTTCGCAGATATTGTCTTTACCTGTTGAAGCAGGTCCAAAGTAAAATAGTATCGGGAAGAAGCCCGTACAGCTCACCACAATGTCTTGGAATAGCGAACCTATACCGAATAGGATACCTGTAATAGCATACCCACGGTGTACTTTATAAACCTGACGGAAATAGTTAGGAATGCTCATTTGAGTATCAAATGATTTAAACTTCTTCTGTGCTCCATACTTATAGATATTCTTGTCGTAATTTCTGTTCGCCGACGGTATATAGTAACTCTCGTTATTCAGCTTAAAGAGTCCTTCTTTATTAATGAGCTCTTCGCGTTCCCCTGGTATCACTATTTTATTATTCCATACCCAGAAGCCCTCAGGTTGCCACCCTAATACATCTATTTTTCGCCCGTTACCCATACGGTCGAACAGGTAGCGTAACAGGCGTTCGTGCTGTGCAGCTGTGCCTGAGAAAGAAAAGTTACCATAAGAAGTAACCACATTCTTGAATGAAGGGAGCGTGTTTATTTTATCTGAAATTACATCGAAAATCTTCTCAGTGTTATGTACATTACAGATACGAATGAGCTTCATTGGAAACTGCTCGTCCTGCATATGCTGTACAATTTCAATTGAGAAATTAGAGATAGCCATAAAGTACTCTTTGCCTTCTTTACCTACAGATGTATAGATGCGGTTTTTGTGTTGGAAAAGCCCATATTCTATAATTTCACTCTTATAGAGGTAAGGGTTCTCTACTTCGTCAGGAAAGAGATAGAAGTCAAGAGAGCCGTCGCCTTCGCCTACTGGTCTACTAAGGTGAGAGTCCTTTTCTCCCATATCAATAATTATCTCTGGTGTCTTGAGATATTGCTTTTCGAACTTTTCGAATTTTGGAGCAATCTTAATTTTAAACAACTCTTTTAGTTGTTCAGAATACGCTTCACGTGTGGTATTATCAGGAATACAACCTACGAGCTTGCCAGCCAATTCGATGAGGTTCTTTTTATCTTCGGGCAAGAGGAGGGGCTTTTTGCTTTCGCCGTGAGTAGCCACATAGCGGTCGAGACCAGTGCGGTAAGATTCTCCTACTAAATGTACAATAGCATCGTTACGTGAGGCTTTGATGAGCTCGGTAGCGTCTTCTTTTTGTCCGATACTATCAGGATCTTCTTTGGTAGCCGATTTGATTGCTACCAATTCTGCAAACAAACCTGCCTGTAGTATCATCTCCAAATCACGCTGGGCAGCGTTTTGCCCTGCACTATCACTATCGCGGAATATAATCACCTTACGGCATAGTTTCTTGAGCTGTTGCAGGTGCTGTGGGGTAAGAGCGGTACCAAGGGTAGCAACCGTATTGGTAAAACCAATTTGATGCATTCGCATTACATCGGTATAGCCTTCCACAAGATACACCTCGCCTGTTTGGGCTATAGTATTTCGTGCCAAGTGAAAACCGTACAACAACTCCGATTTGTTGAAGACAGCCGATTCAGGTGAATTGAGGTATTTAGGTTGTTTTTTATCGTTCGTAAGGATTCTTCCACCAAACCCTACACAATGCCCGTGTTTGTCACAGATGGGAAAGATGATTCTCCCCTTGAAAAAATCGTAGTACATACCCTGTTGGTTCTTCTTGAGTAGACCTAAGGTTTCTCCCTCGCTAACGATAGCCTTCTCTTTGAAAGCCTCATATAATCCTGCCAAGGCATAACCAATACCGAAGTTATCCAATATTTCCTCAGTAAAATTACGGCTGAGCATATACTTTTTGGCTTCCATTTCGGGCGACAGACTTACAAAATTCTGACGGTATAACTCGGCAGTTTTTTTGAGAATTTGGCTAAGGCTTTGCTTTTGTGCGCGTTTTTCTTTTTGGACATCGGTTTCGTGTTCGTACTCAATAGGTATGTTCAGAGCCTCGCAGGCAAGTTTTACCGCTTCGGGAAAGTCCACACCTTTATATTCTTGAATGAAATCAATGATACTTGTACCCGCTTTGCCCGTACCGAAATCCTTCCAAATATTCTTTACGTTGGTAACTTTAAAACTTGCGGTGCGTTCATTCTTGAAAGGAGAGAAGCCCTCGGCAGTACCATTGTTACGTATCTTATAAGAAGCATTGGTATATATCCTGCCAATGGCTTGGCACAGGTCGGCTTCGTATAATTTATCTATGACTGATGGTTTAATCATAAGGTAAGAGATAAAAGGTAAAATATTACCTTATTAATACTTGTTTTTGGACTAACATTCTGTCTTAATAATCCAACATTGTTCTTCTATATTTGCAAATCCTTTATATTGTTTGCCTGTTAGAGGAGATTTTCCGAAATCAATCAAAGGAATAAGTCTACTAATAATTGTTTCAAAAATATCTAAGTCAAAGCCAAAGTGCTCATAAAATAATTCTTCTACTTTTCCTTCTTCATATTCTATTTCATCAATATCATATCCCATAATGGTACAGGCTAAAGTTTCAATGTCAAATCTGTGGATATTATTCTTCTCTTTCATAGCGTTTATTGAATTTCTAATTGTACGCAGAAACCGAGTTCCATTAGGTTTTTGGCTTGCGTAGTGTTCATAACCTCTTCGTCATAGGCATAGATAGTGTGCTTGTGAGGTTCTACCTTATAGCCTTTACATTTGAGACGATAAGTATTGTTGTAAATCTTTCGCTTCTTAGCAGACACCTTATAAGTAGTTTTTACCTGGGCAGTAGTGCTTATAGGTTCTACTTCAAAGAGGAGTAGGGGAGAGTATTTTTCTCTTTGAACTCTCTTGCTCTTTTTCTGAAATCGTTGATGATTCTTTCTCTTAGTTTGTTTTCGTCCCATAACTGTTTTTTCTTTTTTGTTGATTTTGATTTTTTAGACTTATCCGTATCGGCATTGAGCAGTTGGCGCAAACGTTCACGCTGGGTGCTATCCAACACTTGCGCTACTTCATATACCGTTTCGGCTGTCATCCTTTTAATAAGGGAAAAAAAACACTATATCACATCGCAGAATTGGCGACGGATAACAAAACCAAATAGCAAGGTAAGAAGCTCTACACGGCAGAGCTTGCAATTTTTGTCGAGATAATAATAAGTGATTTTTTTAAACATAGTTTTTAGATTTTAAAATATTAGACATTTCAAAAAGTTGCTCATTAGGAACTCCTGTAATCTCAATGAGAGCATTTCGACATTTTGTGTTGTCGAGTTTTTCATTATCGTCGTCTATATACCTATTTATAGTATCATATCCAACGCCGATAGCCAATGCAAGTTGCATTCTTCTTGTTTGTTTTTCTCCTTTCTCTGAGAAAAAATTAATAATTTCTTTGGTCAAATTCATTTTATTACATACTTTTACCCCTGTAAAGTTACATAGGTAGTTTTACAGGGGCAAAGATAAAGAAACTTTATCTAATAATCCAAATTTTGGATAAAGTTTTTTTATTTGTATTTTGTATTTTACTGAATATCAAATAAATATTTTTTATTATGAATAAAGTTCATATTCAAAAATTCATTTCATACTTAAAAAGTATAGGGGCTGTAAAAACGCAAAAAGAGTTTGCTTTAATAATTGGTTATCAAAGTGAATCTGCTTTTTCACAAGCCATTGCCAAAGTTCCTATTCCTGTAGATACATTTGATAAGATAAAGAATGTTTATCCTGAGTTTGAAGAATTTTTAAAAGGTAGCTCTCATTTAGAACCACAAAATTGGATAGAAGATGATTTAAGCAGGTATAATAGTCCAAACCACGATAAAACATCATTAGAAAGGTTAGGATTACGTTTAGATGAAATCTGTAGAATAAAAAATATAAGTCATCAAGATTTGGCTAAATTGCTAAAAATTGGTTATAGTGATTTACTTGTACTGATTGCAGGAAATAAGCCTGTCCCTGCGAGTCTCTTAGAGAAGATAATGAAAATAATGCCTGAAATTAAACCCCTATGGTTAATATTAGGGTATGGAGCTATGGTAGACAATAAAGATGAGGAAATAAAACGTTTAAAGCAAGAGCTCGAAGAGTTAAAAAAACCAACACATCCAACCGAGAATGTGGATAGGAGAACCGCATAAGAATAAATCGAAAATTATTGATTTTCACCCTAAAAAATAGTTAAAACGAATACTAATAACGAATACAAACTACTGTATTTTTTTCTGTTTTATAAAATTTATAGCGTTGAAAAACAAAAGGTTATGAATTTGAAAGATGATGTATTTAAACTCATAACCCGAAGGTCACTGGTTCGAGTCCAGTTCCCGCTACAAAACTAAAACCCTAATAAAAATACGCTTTAAAGCGTATTTTTTTATGTCTACACTTTATGAACTTATACAAAGCGAGTATAAAACCGAGTATATTTCCGAGTATACAAAATTGAAAGAACTTATGGAGAAGAAGAAATA